GAAATCCTGTAGCCTTTGCGAAGATATGGGCTTTCACCTTCTTCAATAACCCCAGCTTTTACCGCTTCGCCAATTGCTATTCGGTTGGAATTATAAAGCTCTACGCCAGCGGCATATTCAGCTTTTGCTCGACGCTCTTCTTCGCGTTGCAGTGCTGGAACTGCCTTTTTCTCAAGATTGCCCAGAAGATTAGCAAGGCTTTCAAAAGGACTTTTCTGAATAGAAGCACGTTGGTAGATGTCTACAGGTCGGGCAGTTGCGGCAACCGTCGGTATTTGGTTGGCAAACGGATTGCCAATAACTTGTCTAGCCATGTGTCATGTACCTATATGTCTGCGAGACGCGCTTGCGTGTCATAATAATCAATGCCGAAACCAGCGACTGGCTCGACGACGTTAAATAATGTCTCGGCAAAATTCTGAGGCTGCATAGAATTGATGCGGTTTTGCGCTTCACTTTGAAAGGCAAGTTTGTCCATTTCGTTTTGAGCCTGCATCCCTTCAAGTTGTTGGGTGATGCGCCCAGCCATTACGCCTTCTGAGCGTTCAAAATCATTGATGAGTTGAGCGATATTGGAGCCTTTTACACCTGCGCCACCAGCAGCGGCCAATGCCGTTCCTTGTGATTGAAATGCCTTTAAGTCTGCGTCCATTTTTTGTTGAGATGCCTGCTGTTGTTCTTGCAGAATACGTAGGTTGGACTGTTTTGATTTTAAGAAATAAGCATCTTTGGCAGATTGGGCATTTTGTGCTGCTGCTTTGTTTTGGGCTTGCGCCCCGGCTATTGCGCCAACGGCTTTTGCGCCAGCTGTAATACCCTGAATTGCCAACGCAGAACTTGAAGCTGCGGCAGCTGTACCAGCAACAGCAGTAGTCCCCGTTAGGGTGCTACCAAGCGCCAATAAGGTTGTTGGTTCACACATTTGTTATCCTCACAAATTCGTAGAAGAGCCTTTTCTCAGCCCCATAATTTTCGTGCTTATTGATGAACGTGAAGCCCATCCATTTAAGCCACTTTATGTGAACGGAGTTTCGGGCATCGACACAGTTGAAAAGGACTAAATAATCCTCCGAAAGTTCCTGTAATGCTTTCTTTGAGTTTCGCAGGAATGTTGTTTGGTGCTGATAGATGTCATCTGTGGCGACCATCCAAACAACTCCTGCTTCCGGTATAGAAGGACAGGCGACTACACCGCACAGCCCCACACGGTCACCATTGGGTGCCCGTAAGGTCAACGATATATCCCCAAGAGTTAGTCCTTTATGCAGGATGCCACGAGGCTTCTGGCCTGTTGAGGCAAGGCATTCGTTGTAATCTGCTTGGCGTAGTCTTGGGGATACGTAGTCAATGTCTTCCACCGTAGTTGGTGTAAGTAATTTATCCATTTACTCTTCTTGATCTGAGGTGCATTGAGCCTTCCCATTCTGCCGATAAGAACTGGCAGGGAAGGTGGCTATCACTTTCGATTATTACTCGAAGGCGGTCGGACTTCGACATTACAGGAAACCTAAAGTCACCGGAGGCTAGTGTGGTCGTTCCTAAAACGCCTGCGCCGCCACCAATTACTCGCCCTGTGTAATCATAAGTTCCACCAAGCCCGTAAGTTTCTAATGGCTTGTACCGTGGCTCTACTTTGACATTGAAATCGCCACTGTCCTGATAGCGCAGTAACCAATGTTTAATCTGTAACCTGCCACCAGTGATTGCTACGCGACCACCGTTTGCTGTGCTTTCTTTGAGAGTTGGCTCAGAAAACTCGTAAGTCATAATGTACTTTTCGCCAACATATAGCTCGGTAGCGGTACGGTCACCTGAAACAACTATCGTAGTATTGTTGGCCGAGACCTGCGGTATGACAAAGCCTTGCGCAGCGCCCCGTGTAACAATGGTAGGTGTGTTTAGCGCGTAAGGGGTGGTAATTGTCGTTTGGTCCGCCACAGCGTCATATGAGAGGGTGAGGTCGTTTTCATCAAAACGATAATCCAAGCAGGTTACGTAGGTCTGGTCTAAATCAGAACGACCAGCGTCAAATTGGATTTTCGCCAAAATAGTTTTGCCTGCTTTGTTTCCAACAACATAAAGCGCACTTTCAATAAACTCTGCGCTAAGGATTACCATCTCATTCAAAGTATATTTGAACCAAGCAGATTGCATCTTTTCGCGACCCGCCCAATGAAATTTATAGAGGTAAATCGCATTTGTTTCTTGCGATGTGAGACAAGCCAAAGAGTTCTCGGCTGTACTTGCAGCCATTTCGTAAACACCCTGTGGTACGTACTTAGCGACGTGCGAAGTAACATCCTGTGCATCTGAACGGTCGGTATCGTCAATAACGTAGTATTCTCGAACGGCTGTGTAACCGCCTCGCTTTGCAGGGAAATATACGACGCTGCCTGCCGTTGCTGGGCGAGCCAGCGTGTCCGCCTCATATTCAGCCGTTTGCGTAATCGAGGTATTCTTTGGCGTAATAAAATCTGCGCCTTTAAGAATAAATTGGGTCTGGTCAGAGAATAGGAGTAATTTTCTATCGAAGGCTACGGCATGTTTGAGCAAAGAGACCTTGGTATGGCTAGCTGCCACATCTATTGGGTCGTTATCCAAAAGGGTCCGTGCCGTTGTGGCGAAGAAGTCAAAGTATTCAGATGTCCGCGACATGACGACATTTTCACCTGAAAGCAGGCCCAATCGATTCTGAAAAAAGAATACGTCAGATATTTTATCATCAACAAATGAAGGGGTAGGCACAGAAATTTCATCGCCTACTGCTCTATCTCCCCACTCGGCTTCTTCGAAAGTAAACGAGCCGTTTGATTGTCGTATCAGTAGGTGGGGCATTGTCGCCGCATTTAACTCATAGGTGATATTGGGCTTTGTCCATTCAATCCAAGTGCCTCCGCCAATCTTATTTTGTGTACCGTTATCAGAAACGAACTTCACATAATAATCATCAAAGTCGTTGGTTTGGTCGCCTTGGACATGTGCAATATATCCTTCAGGGGCTTTGTCTGGCAGGTCGTCGAACCGTTGCACTGTGCCTACCGTAGGGGAGAGACCTTGGTCACCTAGACTGTCGTAGGTAGCCAGATCAAATTGCGCATTACCAGTTTTATTAATAACCACAGTGGAGCCATCAGCACGAGCTGTGAACCCAGAGACCAAGTTAATGGCATCTGCCAGCTTAGTAGCGATGTCATCGGTCCTTGTTTCGACTTGATCGGTCTCTGAGGTCTCAATGTTTGCCGCGATAGCCCCATCCAGATAGACAGTGTACCGTTGGTTGTAGTCGCCCTGCTTAACAGAAATGAGGCCTGTATAAGGGAAAAGCGGGGTAAGCGCATTGGACATGCTAACTGTCTGAGAAGTATTTACTATATAAGTATAGTCAGCAACAGTTACAGCTCGAAAGTCCGAAGTTGGTGTGGCGCTATTTAAATATGAAGTGCCATTTGGGTATGTCACCGTTTTAGGCACACCATTAAGGTCATAGACTGAAATCTGATTGCTGGCATTGATGAACACAAAATAGCGTTCATTAACGTCACGGTTAATTAGGTGGGTGAATGACCCCGTTGTTTCGGAGTTACTCATTATTGCCACATGTTCTAGCGGTGGTCGCTTTTGTAAGCCTTCCACTAACGAGGGAAAAGCGTTTACCTGCTCTTCAGCCTGCGATGATAATCTTAGGGCTGGTGACTGCTGTGAAACGCCTTGCACAAGGTTTGGGATGGCAGAGCTAATCATACCCATTAGGCCAATACCCTTCGGTTGAAGCCTCGGTTCAGTACACGAGCGACGGCATAACTATCCATCATGTTGTAGTTCGCTGTGTCCCCTTCAAATTCTTTCAATTCTATCAGAGCCTTTTGCTCATCTCTTAAAGTCATTTTATGAATAGTGTCCGAGTTCAGCATACGGTCTGAATAGATACGTGCAGCACGAGTTGTGATATAATTTTTAGCTGGCTGTGGTAGTTGGAAAAAGTCTTGATAGTAAACGATATTTACTTTGATTTTTGATGTGAAGGTTAGAGTTCGGTCATCAAGGTTAAAAAGGCGGTTGTCCCGAATTACTATATTGAAATCTTGCGCTTCAATGCGGGCCACATCAGCTGGAACATTGATATTATTAGTTTGGTCTGGGGTAAGCTCTACGCCATATTCGGTATTAAAATGCCAACCTTGAGCCTGCACTTCACGACTTATTTCGTTCAAGACCTGTTTGGCGACGGATACGTCAGTTACTTGATTTCCAGCCAAAGTGTTTACTGGTGCCTCACCGATGGTTGTCAGTAGGACGTTGACCGCCTCTAGCTCGGTCATGGACGTTGGTTTTGTCATGATGTCCTCTCAAAAGAAAAAAATGGGCTGGCCCTGTTAAGAGCCAACCCAAAAAATTTAAGCAGTTTTGATTTCTACTGCGCATTCTGGACGCAGAATACCGTGGCCCATTGCGTACTTAGCCGCCATGAGTGTCCCTTGGTATTGGATGTTGAAATCGCCTGAGGTTTGCTCAACGGCAAGGTCCATCAATTTAACAGTACCCAAGGCTTGTTTCTGCATCACGACCGCTGCCGTGGTAGAGAAGTCGCCGTGGTAGGTGTTATTCTCACCAGCTACTGCGGATACGTTAGTTGAAGGTACATTGTTAGATTTAACGATTTGAATACCTGCAACACGGAGGACTGTACCGTCGGCATAGACGCCAGCCCCGCCCCAATCACGATTGATGACATCGGTTGTTTGAACAAGGTTGTAGTATTGTGCTGGCTTTACGATGGCCACGCGCTCATTCTCAGGGACATCTTTTTCGTCCATGATTTTTGCTGCTTCAAAGATGGATGCGGCAAGAGATGCGCCGTTGGTTTTTGAATCGGCGTCTGTGATTGCAGAGCCGCCATTACCACCTGATACAGTAGCACTGGAACGTGCTGCCAATACTGCAAGCTGCAGCAAGCGCACGTCGAACTGTTTGGCGAGTGCCATGCCTAGAAGGCGTGAATACTCTGCACGAACATCATAGTGGTTCTTAGCTTCATCGATGTCTGCGATAAATGTATCTGCAATCAGAACGTCATCGATGTTCACTACAACTTCATTGTGGTTGATAGTTTGTGCGCCCAATAGGGGTGTACCCGGTGTGTGGTAAGCAGCGTTTGCTTTACCTGACACGGGGAACTGTGCTGACTTACCAGACGAGATTGTTCGGCTGACATGCAAGTCTTTCATTACGTTGGTTTCGTCGAATGCTGTGAGAACTTCTCCAGCAAAGACTTTTAAGAACAGAGCATTTGTCTGGTCAAAGTTAGCCGCTGCGCCATTAGCTGCGCCTAAACGGCTGGCTGTTACGTTGGTCATTTTATAATTCCAAAATAGTGTTGATAAGGGGAAATGACTGTCGTTATGCTCAGGCCTAGGTTGTCACTCGCAAGTGGCCGCAGGTGTTCATAG